AATATACTCTTGAACACCAAACTTGTTTTTGATAACCTCATGAGCGATATACTTATACAGAAAGTCTTCAGCGAGTTTATGGACTCTTAAGTCTGAATCAGTAGTATTATATAAACCATCAGTTATGTATTCTATAACTAAAAGTTTTCCGTCTAGCTGTGAACTAAAGTTTATAACACCGAGTTTTGTATTGATGTTATACAAGCTATTAGCGTTGGCATCAGCTGTGTTTAGTCCAAACCTACCACCAGAATAGTCATCAGGTGTAGCTGTAGGGTCTATCAACTCTTTGTTATACTCAGTGTTACGAATATCATGAATTGACGTAGCGTACATTAAATCGTTAGATGTGTTTACTTCGTCAGAGAAGAAGTTACCTAATGAATCCTGTAAAGGTGCTTGGTCTACAATAGTAGTTCTTGTACTCTGATTAAGAGGTATAAGCCTACCTGTATCGTCCTTGTAAGAAATGCTTACTAATCTAATAAAGTCTCTTGGAAAAACCACTTGTAAGCTATCTGGCAAGTCTTGTTCCCAAACTTTTATTTCGTTTAGTGCGTCGTAATGAATTTCTTGTAGCCCACGCTTAGCGTGAAAAATGATATCGCTTCTATCAACTGAGTTAATGATTTTACTATCTCCAACATAAAACAATCTAAAGTTGTTTATGATATCAGACATTTTAACGTACTGTTCTTCACCCCAATACTGGCTATCTTCGTAATATATTCTATCGTTTGCTGCTGCCATCTCTTATGAGTTTTCTTTTTGGTATTGAGTAGTATCCAAACCTGTAGCAGCCTGAATTACTTCTGCATCTCTTATTGTAACACCTGCTAACTTAAGTATTTCTAAAACAAGTTTTGGAGCATCCTCAGCAGGAACTTCAAAGTCTTGGTATCCAGAAAGACTAGGGTTAAATATAGGATCTTCTGAAGCAGATATGCTCTGATAAGTCCATACAGGGTCTTCAGGTAATTTAATGTAAGTAACCACTAAATTCTCTGTTGCATCTGACGGATTCATTTTATAAACACCACCGTATTCAGTGTATGTAGGATAAAATTCGCTTGGAGTCGTCATATTAGATACCCCAAGAAATATAGCTTTAGAAACTGAAACTTTTTCAGCAACCCTTCCAAAGTACTGCAAGTTAATTGCTTGATACATATTAGATGGTATCGGATAAGAGTCCCCAGAAATACTTACTGTTGAAGACGTAACAAAACCATCTATCTTTTCTTGTAACGCACTTAAGCTGTCTCCATGCTCATTGCTAAGTCTTCTAGCGTTTTTCATCGCTACAAGCTTGTTATATTCAGAGAAATAAAGGTTGAATACATTCATCTGAGCCTGCTTAGCGTATAAGTTAAACTGCTCAGGAGTCAAGTACCCTCTATTCTCTTTATTTAACGCAGTGAGAACCGTCTTTCTCACGTCGTCTATCATGTAAGCCATATCATGTTTATTTGATACAAAAATACAAAAAAAAAGAGGATGCCTTTTGACACCCTCCTTTCATCTCTACTTAAAAAGTATGCTTACAGCTCGTTTGCTATTTTTTGCATAACATCAAGACCTTCGTCTGTTTTAAAGTAAGCGCCTAGTGCAGAGTACACGTTCTCCCCGTAAGGAACAGTTACGATTTTCTCTTTTTTACCAGACCCCCACTTAACAGTTCTTTGGTCTTGGTCGATTCTAATAACACCCATCTCAACCGCTCTAATAGCTAAGTTTCTAAGTTTTAGGTTTTCGTCATTCATCAGACCCATAAACTTTTCCGGGTTCTTTTTAGCCCAAACCAACATATCTCTCTTAATTTCTTTAGAGCTCATATCGTTGATGCGTCCCTTTATAACAGATCGAGCGATAGCTTCTAAGTCTTCAATCTCTAGAGACCTAACAGCGTTCATTGCTTCAAGCTCTAATTCAACTCGGTCTAACTCAGCCTCTGCTTGAGCACTTGGGTCAAACTCAAAAAACACTTTCCCGTTATCAGGGTGCTTTAATAAGAATTCTTGTAAAACCTGGTCTTCTTTACGAACATTCAACCTTCCGTTACTAAAAATAACAGCTGGAAGTGATACATCACCAACCTGTTCATCTTCAAAAACACTGGTTTGGTTTGAAGCATAGCGAAGTGATCTATACACTCGCATGTCTTGATCAAAATACTGTAGTGGTTTATTTACTGAGTGTCTTGAACGTAAAATATAGTTCACCGGTGTTAGACCACCTTTTAATATAAACACTCTATCTTTTAGCTCAGGTAGAGCTTGTGCAGTTCTTTTTGCCATTTTATTGTGATTTAATTTGATTAAAAATAAAGGTAGTAATTACCCCCGCCTTATGACGAGGGTAACCTACCAAGGTATATTACTTCAATAATACGAAGTTGTTAGCTCCCATAACACAAAGTGCACGCTCTGATAAGAAGTGTACTTGCATTGCGTCAAGATCGCTATTGCTAGCTCCGCCAGCAGAACCAACTACCCAAGACTTATACTTGCGGTCTTCAGTTGCTGAACGACGGTATTTAACGTGTAGGAAAGGAAGAGTCGCTGACTCACCCATTACTTCGTCATATACGCTAGTTGTACCAGCTGGTGCAATTAAACCATCTACAGCTCCAGATAAAGATCCAGTTGTAGCGTCGTTTAAGTATTTCCAGTCAGTTTTGTAGAAATCGTATCCTAAGTTGAATCCTTTGAATCCAAGGCTAAGAGCCATGTTTTCGTCGTTATCAAATAGACCGAAAGAAGCTCCTGAAGAACCGAAGTTGTTTAGTCCAGCTAATACAGCATCGATCTCAAAAGACTTAGTTCTGTTAACGAACATTACGTTCTCTTGGATAGCTCCTTCTTTGTCTAATAACTTAACGATGTTATCGATATCAGTTTTAGAGTCGATAGAACCAGTTGCGATGTTACCACCGTTTTCGATTTGGTAGAATAAACCTTCAGTACCTTTGTAACCAGCTGTTGCAGCGTCAGATCCAGACTCAGCAGGAGTTCCTTCTACTACAGAAAGTTCTAGGTAGTCTTCAAAACGCTTACGAGTTTCAGACTCAGATTTTAGGTACCATAAGAAACCAGCGCCTTCTACTTCGATCCATCCGATTTGAGCCATATCAGAACCAGCTACTTCATACTTATCTTTAATGATAACAGGAGTAACAGATTTGATATCTTTTGGAGCCTCTAGAGATCCGCTCATTCCAGAAGTACCTTTTTTGAACTCAGAACCGTAAACATACCCAGAAAGAGTACCAGTTACAGTTAGACCAGCGGCAGCGTAAGGAGCTACTTCAAATTGATCAGCAGTTAGGTTAGAGTTATCTAAAACGATAGCTTTATCTTGGTTTGTACCATCAGATAAGATGATAGTCTGACCAGCTCTGAAAGAGTGTCCAGTTGCAGCAATCACATTCCCTGTTGCAGTCATTCCTGTTTTAGCGATGTGAAGACGACCTTGCTCTGACCATTGGATGATATCAGAAGAGAAAGGAACTTCAGCTCCTACTCTTGATAAGAAACCAGATACAGAACGGTTACCGTACTTTGCGAACTCTCTTGCTTGAGTGTCAGGTAGGTATTGAGATGCAAATGCGATTGTATCTCCGATGTAGTTACTTGGTAAAGCAACTTTGTTTGGTGCAGGAGTTAATGCTCCTTGTACACCTGATAATGAAATAGCCATTATTGTTGTTTTTTAGCGTTATTACTTAAATCTTAATTTAAAGTCGCTAGAGTCATTCACTACCCTGAATTTCGGACCTCCATCCTCAACACTTTTATTATCCCGAACAGACATATCGATGTTCTTGGTTTCTTTTACAATCCCATCGGTTGCGTCTGCTCTACCCTGCTCATAGAAATATTTTGCCATGGCGTCTGCATTAGTCGCAGCGAATAGAGCTTTGTGATACGAGGTGGCATCTTTTATAATACCATTCTCATCCAAGTGTTGAGCAAAGAAATTAGAAATATCAGACTGAAACTCTTTGACCTTGTTTACATCTTTAGGGACAAACGCTTGTTTCTTTTCTCCGAGATCGAATTCAAAACCTTTGAACTCTTCATTGAATAGACTGTTTGTCTTTTCAGCGAAAACTTTAGTCCTTTGCTCAGTTAGTTCCTGTTCCTTTTGCGAACTTTGTTTATAGTCATTATAAAACTCGTAAGCCTCTTTTACATCTTGAGGAAGATCAGCAGCACTTGACTCAAGTGGCGCCTTGTATTTCTCCTTCAATCCGTTGAAGTGGTTTCGAGCTTTGTATAACTCGTCTTTTAATGCTACCTTTTTTTCTCTAACCTCATCTTCCTCAGCATAATCTTCGTCATAAGAGAAGTTCTTTTTGATAAGGAAATCAACATCCTCATCATCTAAGTGTGGCTTAGTTTCTTTGTAGTACTGACGCAATACATTAGTATCGTCAACAGAGTTCCAGTCTTTCTGTAGGTTTAAGTAATCCTCAAAACCACGTCCTGTCTCTTTTTTGTACTCTAAAAACTTAGCAACGTCTTCAGGTAGCTCTTCAGTATTTGTCTGAACTTTTGCCTCTTCGAGCTCTTTGATTCTGGCGTAAAGTGAATCTACGTCAACCTCTGGCTCCTGTGCTGCAACAACAGGTTCTTCTTGCGTGGTCTCTTCCACTACTTCTGGTGCAGAAACTTCCGGAGTCTCCTCTAAAACCTCTTCCTGAACCTCTGTATTTACATCCTCAGTTAACTCTTCTTGAGCTTCAACCTCTGGCTGTTCTGGTTCAATAGCGTTGCCGTTATCGTCCAGTACTTTAAAATTCCATTCCATATTATATTAGATTTGGTGCAAAGATACAAAAACCTTTAAATTCCCATTAAACCGTCAAGTCCAGAACCTAATGAGTCCTGTCCATCAAAGTCAATTGGGTCTAAGTCTTGGTTTCTCTGCTGGATTAATTTAGATTGTTGTGTTGCCTGTTTGGCAGTTCTTTGATCTTTACGATCTTCTTTGTATATCTCTTTATCCATTTGCCCTTGAACCTCGCTCATTTTAATCTGACCTTCGATACCTTTCTGCAACTGAATAAGTTGTGACTTTAACTGAAACTCCATCTGCATTCTCTGTAGCTCGTATTGAGCTTCCATTTCTTTTAGCTTAGCTTTAATCTCGCCTTCAGCCATAATAGTTTGCTGCTTACTTTGTTCAGCGGTCATAGCTGCTTGTTGGTTAGCTTCTGCTTGTAATGCAATATTTTCTTGCTGTCTCTTATTGTCTAGCTTTTCTTTTCTCTGTTTTCTTACCTTTAATAATTGTGAAGCGATTTTAGTGTTCTTTATAGACCTAACATCAATAGCGTCATCAATATCAATCTTTCCGTTAGATAAAGCAACCTGAATATTTTGCTCTAGAACAGCCTTCTCTTCTTCGTCTGGGTGTAACTCAATATATATACCAAAGTCGTGTAAGTGTAACTCAGAAATTTCTTTCAATATCTCTAAGCTAGCTCTACCAATATTCTTAGCGAAGTCTTCTGCCATATCCGAATACTCTAGCATATCTGATATTCTGTAGCTGATACATTCAGCAATACGCTGGGTAACAAATAAACCTGACTTAAGAATATGTCTTGTTGCTGTATTAGAGTTTAGTGCCGCTAGTTTCTGTACACCAACTAATGAGTTGGCGTCAGGCATACTACCGTCTCTTGCCTCATTTAAACCTGTAACAGAGCGAATCATATTAAGGTTGTAGTTATACATATTAATAAGCGAACTTATCTTGGAATTTGCCCCAGAAGAAGTAAGTTCCTGTACAGGAATCTTACCGTGATTGTACTCACCCTCTTCAGTATAACTTCTACCAATTACTGATCCAGTTTGGAAGTAAAGGTTAAGCGCCTCTTGTGGTGTGTATGAAGCTCCGTTACCTAAATTGATAGATGATAATCCATCTATATCTAAGTATACCCCGTCAGGAATCATTTTAGATGTAACCTGTTGTAGTTTTAGGTGTACCATCTGAATCTGGTCAGCAAACGGAATCATTCGTTTAACTAATGAGTCAATCTGTCCTCTATACATTTTAGGAGCAGAAACAACATAAGGTGCATGAACTTTTTCAATGGCAGATTTTGGTCTAACCATATTCTTCATAAGATCCCACTTAAGAATCTTGTCTGTACCAAGAACTAAAACACCCTCATACCAAACGTCAATACGCTTTGAAAGCACCTCAAACATCTCGTTCTCTGGTGGGTTGAAAGAGTCATCTTTCTTAATTACCTTGTCGGTGCCAACCGGTGTAACTTTCTTCTTGTATACAATATTCTTATCTGTCTTGTAGCAGAAGTAAAGTAGGTTTACTGTGTTTTTATCAAACTCAGAGTTAGAAGCACTAAACTCTTTTCTAAGGTTTTGGTAGTAATCCCACTTAGATGCTGTCTTAGCAATCTCTCTTAACTCATCTGTACTTAGTGATGGGTCAATCTTTTTTAACTCTGTAATGTTAACGTTCTTTACTTCACCGAAGTAATAACAGTCTTTAAAAGTTGGATCGTCTGTTGGGCTGTGTATAAGGTTAGCAGGGTCTACATACTCAACCACAATTCCGTCGTGATTATTGAACGAGTGTTTTAAAACTGATATACCAATAACAGTTGCGTCCTCGTCAATTCTTTTCTTGATTAACTCGTAGTCGTTATTGTTAAGGATAGACTCAATAGCTTTTTCTTCAGCGATTTCAATATCATCCTTATAGTCAATAATCATATGTAAGTCTAACTCATCCTGTGTTTTAGGTAACAAATCTGAGTCAATAGAGAACATATCCTCCCCTATATTATCACCAATCTGCTCAAACAAATCT